TTACTCTATCAGTTCCGAGTTCAGTATATACATTATGACCGTGCCCTAATCCTGGTGGAATTATAGGAACAAGTTTAGCACGACCAGTCGATGTACTAACACCACTACTTAATGTTCCTAAATCTACAATACCATAACTATAACCTTTTCCTCCTGCACTAACCACAACATCTGTAATTGAACCATTTACAACATCAACTCTTGCTTTTGCTCCTTCACCATCACCTATAATATCAACTTCTTGACTTAAACCATTTGCATATCCACTACCAGAATTTTCAATATAAACATGTTTTATTTGATTTTGATTTACCTCAGAGTCTCCATTTTCACGAACCGCTCTGATTTGAGAATCTTGGCTAGAGGTCCAACTATTTGGAACAGTAATAAATTCAGTTGAGTCAAATTTAATAATGTCACTAGGTGAAACAGTGAAAAGATACTTCCAAAGATATCCGTCACCGCTATTTCCTGCCTTGGAAGGTTCCAAATCAGTGAAGGTTGGCTCATCTTGGGAGACATTTCCAAGCGGGTTAGATCCTGTTGATCCATTATCAATACAAACGTAAACTTTGAAGTCGGAATTAAGTACGTAGTAGTTCGCATCATACAATCTATTTGCTTGTGTTAAAGGGCTTGGATTTTCTACACTATAATCATCTCTATAAATTTCATATCTACTACCTGCAACCCAATCTACTCTTCTTATAATTCTTCTGATATTTGCAGATGATATTTTCTTACCAAACATCATCGTATCACCTGTATGAATACGATATGAAAAACTATCAGTTGGTGCAGGTGTAGATGAGTTCCAATCAGAAGATCTTCCATAACCAACAAGAGACCCTGTTCCAGCTGGATTTGGTAATCCAATAAAAACGTAATATGAATTATTAATGTTTTCTACTGACTCAACAAAGTTGTTAGCATTCAGAATTCTAAATTGATCAGTAATTATCGCTGACATTGTTAATTAACTTTTTCTTTTTATTTATAGAGGTAACGTAATCAAATTCCGAAGACCCTGATAGCACCTGATGATCTTAGACCCCTTAGTGACCCTGCAGTATAGTTCTTTCTTTGAATAGTTGGGAAGGTAGTCAAACCAGTATTGACTGTAAGACCAGTGACTCCTATAGAGATAGGAGAATCATCACGAGTTAGATTATATAATCTGCCCCAAGAAATTTTACCTAATTCAGTACTAATACCAGGATTTGAACCATCAAAATTTCCAGTTTGTGCAATACCTAATATTGAAGAAGTACTATTTGTATGAACGTTACAAGTAATTTCACCATTTTCACCAAGAGTAGCTACGTTATTGACCTTATAGATGTTATCTACAAACGTAGTTCCAATACCAACAACTGATGAATCTTGACTATCAACTGAAGTTACTCCATTTCCAACTGAGGTATCTTTGATAAACACTGGATAGTTTACAAGTAAACTATTTGCTGCTTTGTCTGCTCTAAAGAAGAACTTAAGTGCTAATGGGTGTCCACCAGTTCCTGTAGTTGTTGTAATACCTGTAATGATACCAGTAAATCCTTCAACATTATCAATTGATGTCACCTTCTCAGTTTCAAATGTTGGTAACTCAACTAAAACTTGTGGTGGTGTTAATGATGAGTAACCTAAACCTGGATTCGTTATGGTTGTGCTTGTTATTGCACCATTAGATATAGTCGCTGTTGCTGTTGCTGTTGTTCCGACACCAACAGGAGAACCTATTGTAATTGTTGCAGTGCCAGTATAACCTGAACCACCATCAGTTATTGTCAATGAGGATATTGTTCCGACACCAGATACATTTGCAGTCATAGTTGCACCAGTTGGAATCAAACCAGATGTGACTAATGCATCTACAGAATTAAATGCTAAATTGTAATCACCATCAGATTCATCTGGATTACTTGAACTTAAATGATCTCCTTTTTCATAGAAGAATACTTCTGCATCATCAACAAATATACCATTAAGATTACCTACTCCTGATGATTCAGTAAAATCTCCTATAATTTTTGAAGTTGGATAAACTTGAGGTTCAAGAATCTCTCTTGACTTATCAATCTTCTTACCATTTAATACAATATCAACTTTTTGTTTTGTCCATCTAATTGGTTTATTATTATTTTCATCAATACCACGACCAGTGTAAATATCAGTTTCAACAAGTTTTGCACCTAACAGAGCATTTATTGTTCTTTCATCTTGTTGTGAAGTTGTAAGTCCAACAGGATGTTTGAATACTCTTAATTCATCACCAATTTTAACTGTTTGCTGAATATCTGCTACGTCAACGTCAACTCCCTCTTGACCTTTGTAGAAGAAAATATCTACCTTAGCCTCTGCTCTAGGTGCTTCTTCAAATTCAAATGTAGTACCACCTTCAAATTGATATGCTTCTCCAGGTTTCTGTAATACACCATTAACAAATATTAGTAGAATTGAATTTAAGTCTATCAACTGAGAACGTGAGTTTGTAAGATCTTTCTCAAAACTTAGTAATTGACCATTAAAGAATAATGGGAATCTCTTTCTTGCACCATCTTGTAAGTTCTTAATAGTATCAATAAAATCTAACTCACCAAATTGCCAAGCAGAAAACTTATCACTGAATATTTGAGTTACCTCTAATTCAAATTCCTGTAAAGGTGCTGAAAGGTGAGCAGCAGTAACTAATCCAACAGGTTTAAATTTATCACCAACTTTAAATGAGTGACCAGGTCTTGCAATAGCAAACTCAGATATTTCAAATGTTGTTGAACCGATACCTACAGTTGTTTTTGCAGCACTGACTTTTACATCAACTAATAAATTAGAACCCGTATCTGTAGTTAAACCAAGACCAACTCTTGAGATACCTATGACTGGTAAGTTGTCATAATTAGGTTGAGGAATAATTATTTCAGGATTTACATAACCAGAACCTGCCTGTGTAATTGTAAATGCAAGAGTACCGCCAGCACCGACTGTTGCAGTTACTTCTGCACCTGTTCCAGCACCACCACCAGCACCAACATTCAATGTAATAGTATTAGTTGTAGTTGCTATTATTGCAGTTTGTATTCCAGCGATAGGATCTGAGTTAGGGAAACTTGTCTTAGATACTGAACGAGGATATGGATGATCTGAGAAGAAATTATCCTTTGAACACTTGAATACTAAACCACCAGTATCAATACCAACTGTATCACTGGTTGATAAACCATGATTAGGTATTGTAAGAACAAGAGTTCCTGTATGAGATGTATAAACTGCATTTGTTGCAGTAAATGCATTACCAGCAAAGTTTGATTGTCTTATTGAACCTATACCAGCACTTACAAATCTATGGACATATGCTTGGTCTGTAACACCAATTGCAACAGATCCACCACGATATCCTGAACCAAAAGTCAAATCCTCAAAGAATTCAAACGCATTACCACCACCAGTATAAGTATGAGTTTGTGTATGAACTCCTGCACGGACTTCAAATGTTCTATCAGATACTATTCCAACAACAAATAAAGATCGATCATGATTTGTAAATACTGTTGTGCCACTGCCGACATTAAAGTTTAAGTCTTTAAGTTTAACCATATTTGGTCTTTCTAAACCAAACCCATGAACTTTATTAGTTGTAACCGTAATAATACCAGTAATATTATCATAGGCAGCAGTTTGTATACCAAGGTTAAATCCTGATGATGTAGCGATACCGACAACACTTGTGATTCCACCATTTGCATCTTTAAATGCTTTTACCTTTGCTCCCTCTAATGGTGCATATCCAAGACCAGGTGTTGAACCTAATGATACAATTAATCCACCTCTTGGAACTTGGTTTTGATTAATGTCAAATTCAGATACTATAAAATCACCGTTTGTTGATGTAATACCACTAAACTCAACAGTTGATATTCCAGCAGTTGTATCAGCGATGAACTCATAATTATTTCCAGTGTTGTTTACAGTCAATGGAGTCTGGAATACACCATTAATGAACAATACACCATTACCTAATCCGATACCTGAAGAGGTATTCGCACCACCAACTGTCAATGAATATGTTTTACCAATACCTGTAAAGTTATCAGATATATCATCGAACAACATATTAGTTGTATAATCTGATCTTAAGAATGTTCTACCACTAAAGTCTGCCTTAACAAATGGTAAATTTGTTTCATCTCTTCTTGACCTATTATTTCCCTTTGGTGGATCTGCAAAGAAAACAGTGCTATCAACAATATTAAATGCACCTCTATGAACTCTTGCTACATCATTCGCTGTATGTGATGTAGCTGCGATTCCTAATTGTCCTCTGTCAACTTTTACTACAGGTAAAGTTGCAATACCAAGTGCAACATCTGTTGAATCATTAATAACTCCTGTAGGTGTGCTTGAGAATCCAACCTCAGTAACCTTCATATACTCATCATTTAATTTAAGGAAGTCTGTTGGTTGAACTGAACCTATACCACTTAATACAAATTGTGATAAACCAATACCAATATTGTTATTATATGTAAATCCATCAAATACTCCAAAGTTATGGGTAATTGATGTAAATGAAATTGGTTGTTGTACAACTCCATCTAAACCTATAATAGTTTTAGTGAGTTGTTTTCTCATTGACAACTTATGTTTATTACCAGAACCTGTTCCAGTGAATGTGACTGCAACACCAGTCGCAACATATTCAGGTCTTGTGTATAATTCAAATCTATTTTCATCAAGAACTTTTGCATATACTGTATCAGGTAATATTGTAGTAACAACTCCAGAAATATTAGCAGTTGCACCAATTGATACAGCAGTTCCTGCAATACCGATAAATGTTGAATCTGGTGTATATGTTAGTTCTTCATTTGTATTAAAGAAGTGACTTGCAATTTCTATAACACTAGTGGTAGTGCTAAATGTTCCAACTGGATTAAAATCCTTGGAGTAAATAGGAACTTCTTTATGTTTGAGCACAAAATCTTTTCTATTTGCTCTTAATCCAGCAGCACCATCATATGTTGTTAAGAAAACTCTTTGATCAACTGTTCCATAAGTTAAATCAGGTGGTGTATTTTCAAAGTCACTTGCAGTGTAAAATATTTTATTATATGATTGAACCTCAACTAATGAATCAAACTCTGCATCTGGATAGAATCTTAAATTAATATTATTACCAACAATTTCACCACCAAATGTTCCAATACCAGTTGTAGAACCAGCAGATACAAAAGGATATTGTACAGTCAGTATGTCATCAAAATCTTTTAGTGAGATTATTTGATGAACTGCTGATGTCTCTCCACAAGATACTCTTACCAATGATTTTGCAGTATTATCAACAAGATTATTCAGCGTCGCATAAGTTATTGGACTTGCTGTTCCAGTTGCATATCCTGATTGTAATCTTATACTTCTTTCAGCACCTTCAGGTTGGCCAGGAACTGAAAAACGATATGTTCCGATACCAGTTGCTGTTGAACCCAAACCAACTATGTTTGCTCTTACATCGAGAACATTTACTCTATCATTCTCACATTGTAATTTTACTAAACTATTTTCTACTCTTGCAGTAATTACACCAACAACACTGTTACTTAATCCTGATTTTGTATCGACATACACTTCACCAATGGTTGTATCAGTTCCATCAAAATCAACTATAACCTCATTATAATTAATTTCTTTGGTTTCACTGTCCTGAACAAATATTCCTGCAAATAAACCATTGAAGTCATAAGTAGGTATTTCAAGTATAGTTGTTGTTGTAAAGCCAACAGTTGTTGTAGCAATACCAGTATTGACTCCTACCAAATCAACGTGACCAATACTATTAGTACCGATACCAGTCAAATCAGTATTAAAATCTATTTTCAAGACTTTAATATCATGGTCTCTTGTAAATATTTCTGTTGGATTGAAAAGGAGATTTTTAGTTCCAGTTGCTAATATTTCAGTATCAAAATCACCTAATTTAATTGTTGTAAAGTCAGTTGATTTTTCAAGTAAAAATGCATCACTCTCAGTTGTAATTGTAACTACTTCACTAAACTGAGAATCTAAAGTATCAGGATCAATTATTTGAATTAGATAGTTTCCAAAATCTTCAACTAATGGTTCAATAACAGTATTTGTGCTTTCAAATCCCTCACTCTGGAAAGTAGCACTAATATCATCATGTAATAATACTCTATTAGTTTTACATCTTGTAAAATCAGTAAGTGACCTATTCTGAAGAGTCAGAAACTTTGAACCACTAGTTCTTGTATCAAAATCTCTTGCAAAGTCAAAATTGTTGATTGCATCTACTCTTTGTTTATCTCTAAGTTCAAGAATATTACCAACATCTAATACAACAACTTGATTTGATTCACGAACTTCACCAACACCAACTTTAAGGTTTGATACAACTGACGTATCTGCAAAGTTTTTCAATCCAGATGGATGAACTAATCTATTAACTGGATTTACAAACTTATCCCATTCAATCGTGCTCTTTACAGTATAGGATAGATTTTGATAATAATCATTATCTGGTATTACTTGATAATCTTCATTTAATTTACCAATATCATCTAACCAACCATACTCCTGTCTATTTGAAAAACCAGTTGTGAATTTTGCCTGATTATCAACAACACTTGTGATAAGAGCAGATACATTACTTAATTCACCCTTAATTCTATCTCCTTTCTTAATTTTAAACTTACCATCAATTTTAATGTAATCATTTCTTACCTCAATAACTTTTAAATCTGTAACGATATTATCAATTATTAAAGTTTCCTTTAACTCAAATACACCTCTAGTTTGAACTGGTTCAATTACAGGATATTTTTTCTTATTAATAAGATTTGCATATCCAGATTGGAATGTTTTAGCAATGCCTGGATTTGTTGTAAGACCTGCTAAACTGAATGTTACCACACATTGTGTACCAGCAACATAGTTTGTAACATCAAAGAATTGATAATTATAATCATCAGAGTTATAACCAG